GCACTGTATGTTTGCACTGGCGAATCCAGGCTGATGGGGTAATTGGGCTCCACTCGAGCATCGCTAGTTACCGTGACACCAACCAACACAGAATCTGTGTTGCCCGCTGGAACTGTGATGGTGCAGGCTTTGATGCCATTGGACGGCACGGCATCGCCAAGTGCGGTGATGTAAAACTTGATGATGTTGCTTCCGTCAAGAAACAGGTATCCATAGCAAACTGCAGAGGATGCGCCGCCAACCGGAACAGACAAACTGTTTTGAGCATCGATGTTGTAGACGCGGCCATTGATAAAGCATTTGCCAGAGGCAATCGCCAGCAACCGGCTGGTGCCAAGTTTTGTGATGGCTGCGCCAGACACCAACCCGCGATTGGTAATGGTGACCTCCCCTTCTTGCTGAACTTGTTGGCGCAAGGCCTTGACGCTGTAGTTTGCAAGGGCTGCCTGGGTCAAGGCGTACTTGATGGCAGCATCGCTCATGTTCTTGGTGTCGGTGGACACGGTGACGTTGATGCCGTCCACAGTCAAAGCAAGCGCATCCAAAACCGCCTTTAAATAAGCGGTTCGGTTGACCAGATGCTTGTGAGGCAGGTTGTCCATGCCGTCTGGCCCCCCGGTAATGGGGTCAGTCGTTTCAAACTGGTAAACGCCCGTCCAGACGGCTGATTCTGTTAAATTGGCCATTTTGATTTTTCCTTTTGAAAATTAGTAAACGAGCGTCCAGGTTCCTGTCAGGGAAATGTCGACGTCTTTGAGCAAGGGGCCGTTGCGAACCTTGCGCGCATGGAGGTAACCGGCAGAGGTAAGTAGCCCAAACTCGCTGATTGACAAGCCGTTTGCCTCTGATGTGCCAAGCGAAAAGTTGAATTGCACCGATGTGCCAACCGGATAGGTGTGCGAGTCAATGGCTTTGACAAAAGCGCCCGTCAGAGCTGTGTTTGCCGGGTTGGCGGTTGTGCCATTGGTTCCAAAACCGATCTGCGTCACACTGCGGCCAGCGACATCGCCGCCCACCAGACAGGCAACACTTTCGCGCCCGACTGTGACGATCAGGTTGTCGTCTTCAAAACGCTCGATCAATTTATCTTTGTGATAAATGTTGAGCAGAAAAATGCCACGCGGCTTTTGCTGTTCGTCAATGAAATCCATGCGGTTTACCTCATGCTGTATGGGCAAAAGGTAATGTCACGACTACACCAGAGACTCGCTCCAGGTCGTTTGACCGCCGTAAACCACCGTGCCGAAGGTTCTTGGAATGCCGTTGTAGCGAAGGCTGCCGTCGCGCGATGATCCCCTGTGGTACCGGCCGTCACGGGCCAGTACTTTTGTGATGGTGATGCCAGCCTGGTCCTGGAGATCGGCCACAACACCCCGACGGTTGATTGAGCCGTCGCGCTGGTAACCACTGCCAAATGTGACTGTGCTGGCGAATGCGTCCTGCATGGTCGCGTCCAGCATGACAACCATAGGGTCAACCAAAGCACCAAAAGCAGGAGCCACTGGGACGGTATGCCAACCAAAACGCAAAGTGGTGCCGTTGCGGGCCACCGTGCCGTTGTAAAGATCGGCCTGGACTGCACCACGGTAGATCGACCCGTCCCGGATTTGCCGAGCACCGCTGTACAAGTCTTCTATGGGGGCAATTTGAAGTTGGTGCAAAAACACGTCGCTTGCAGCAGTTGCCGTGTCGGCCAGGTAGCCAGAAAACACAAGTGATCGCAACTTGGTGCCAGCAGCCTTCAGGCGCTCCACCACCGCCTTGATGTGGTTTGACAGGTTTGTCAGGTTTTCACCAGATGTCAGGTCGTACTGCGTGTTGACGTCAAACTGCCCGTAGTAGTTGCGCGTGATTGACTGGCGATCTTTTTTGCCGTCAAAGTAGGTGCCGCCGTCACGGTACAAGTTAATGGTTGTCGACTCCAGCGGGGCATCTGTAACGGTTGCAGACAGGCCGCCCACGTACAGACCGATGGCGTTGGACATGGCGACGTTGTTGCATTTTGGCTGGATGAGCTCTGCAATGATGCGCAGGCCGTAGACTTCATCTGCCTCCGACGCCTGGCGCGTAATGCCAAAATAGCCACCCCACTCATCCAGCCACTCGCCGTCTGCCGTGGTTAGCAACATCTGGTCAAGCGCAGCCATGACGCCTGCTTGTGCATGCGACAGCTCGTCCGCTATTGGCGTCAAAAAGTCATTCAGGACAACAGACTCTTTGACAAAAGAGTCCGGCAGGTTGGACAGCAGCTTGTTGATCATGACAAATTGACCGTGCCTGGCATGGCTTTTTGTATTGCGCTGACAGCAACATCAGATGCAGGCGCGGACAGCAAGACGTTGTAGACGCCACCAATCTCCATGACGATGGCAATCAATTCTGAGCGAATGACAGGCTGCCCAATACCGAGCGACTGGATGTAGCTGCTGATGGCGTCTTCTGCGGCCGTGGAAGCGCTGGCGGCGTCGGCTTCCAGGGTGATGGTGCCTGTGACATTGACAAGGTAGTCTGGGGCCGCATAGACGTCAGCCACAACCCCCGCCGACTTCCATCCGGGAATTCCATTTGCGCCGTCAATGTCTGATTGCACCTTGGCAACCAGCGCAGACGAGGTATTGCCAGAGCCGTTGTGAACATACAAATTCACCAGGCCAATCGGCTGAGCGACGTCCGTCTGAAACGGCTCGATGACTGCAATGTGCTTGGCTTGCTCGATGATGGCACCGGCCGAGTCAACGATAGACGACTGGGCTGCGCCATAGCGCAGCGCCGCCCCAGTGCCGCGCGAAAGAGTGGCAATGTAAGCGGTAAACCTTGTTTTGATTTCCGCGTCCGTCTCGGCATCTGAGCCATTGATGAACGCCAGCGGATTTGTGACGGTCACGCTGCTGATGGCGTTGACCATGGTGGTCAAAGTGTCCGCGTTGCAATTGGTCAATGCTCCGGTTTGCGTGCATGACACCAAGACATCCACAAACGTGGAGCCTGCCGGTATCTCGGCGTCCGTTGCTGTGGCGTATTCGAACGCGGAGCTTTCAGACTTGATTTTTGTCCCAAAAGGGATTTGACGCGCGCTGGCAGAAATGGGGGCCGAAAACCTGGCGGTACCGCTGGCATGAACTGCAGTCCGGCGCTCGAAGTTAAACGAGTTGAAGACCGCTGTTGAAATAGCCTCCTGAAGGCCGAGTAATATTTGAAGGTAGAGCTCTTCAATTTCGATTGCAGAGGCCTCCATAAGTGTGCGCGCAACCGAGCCAACTGAAAAGTCGGTGATCTTGCTGTCATTGGCCCGCGAGATGTTGATCATGCTGGCGGCAATTGACCTAAAGTTTTTTATTTGAAACGCCACAATTTACTCCTAGATTTCAGCCTGCAGGCGCAACACCGAGCCGTTGTTGGCAACAGCCATGAGCTCTACTTTGATGGCGTCTCCGCTTGCCACGGCAGACCCGTCTTGCACCGACACCACACGAGGGTCGGCCAAAAGCGTCTCTTCACAAAACCGCAACGCCAGAAGATTGACATTGGGGTCGGCCTTCCGGCCGCGTAGTTTGTGCGCAGCATTGCCATACTTCGGATGAAACGGCAAACAGGCTTTGTCATTGCGCAGGCGCATTTCAAGCGCCTGTTTCAGGTTTGGAGCGCCTTTTGCCAAGTCAAAGTCGCCGTTTGACACGGTCAGCTCCCCATCGGACAGCTTGACGTCGACCCCAAACGACTCGGCGGGCGTGACCGATTGCTTTTGCGCGCTGGTTGATGGGATTCTGATAATTCCGCCAAACATCAGCACCCTGCCAAAGGACACGCCAGGCAGCTCAGGATTGCCCGTCAAGTAGGGTGGAAGCAGGTTGTTTAGCCAGGCAAGCTCAGGCCAACGCGAAGCGTCGCCAAATTCGCGTGTCGCTATTTTTGCCAGCGTGTCGCCATGGTCAATTGTGACGGTGCGCCAATTTGAGGTCATTAAAGTCATGTCACTTGCACCCCAACGCTGATGGTTTTAATTTGCAAAATCTTTTTGGCGGCATCAATAAGGGCTGTCAGGTCTGCCGCAGGGGTTGCCGCCTCTTTGATGGCTGCCGCTGCCTCCGGGGTGACGTTGATTACCGGCGTGAGTATTTTGTTGTCAAATGGGTTACTCCCGGACAGAGGCGAAAGCTGCCCGCCCAGTGTGCTCGAACAGTTCGATGCGCCATACCAGTCCGAATAGCTTTCCGCAGAATATGCGGCCTTGTAGCCATTTTTCAGAACGCATTGCAAATTTGACATTGCGCCCTTGATTTGACCAACCTCAGAACGCACCGCATTAGGCAGGCTGGCCACCTCCGCCACCGCGCTCCACATTTGGTTGCCGACCGCACTCAGGTCCGAGGCCAGGTCAACAGCGACCTGCCCAGCTGCACTGATAACCGCCTTGGCGTCACTTGCTGTCTGGATGACTTCTTGCGCAACATTCATGACAGGCCAAAACGTTTTGTCCGTCCAGGCGTGTACCTCTTTGCCAAACTCGTTGATTTTTCCCAGAGAGCCGCGAAGCTTTTCCTGGATTTTGTTGATGTCGTCAACGGACTTGTTCAGAGACTCAAGCGCGGCAGCCGGGTCGTTTATCGGGTCCACCACGTCATTCGTTGCCAGCGGGGCAGACGCTTTGTCGTTGGTGACGGTCATGACGATGTTGTACATCAGCAGCAGGGGCTGCGATTTGCTCCGCCGCAAAGTGAAATTTACGGGCACAACGTCAGCGACGTAATTTCCGTTAAGTGGGTCAATAAAGATTAGGCGGACTTCATTAGGGTCAATCCCTGCGTTTGCCTTGAGCTTTCGCAGATCGTGCCAGGCGTGAATGAAGTCGTCTCTCAGGGTTGTAAATTGGGCAATGCCGTCGCCGCCAGAATTCCTGTCGCGCCATCCTGTATTGCCGGAAATTGTGAGCGTTGCCAAGCCTCGGCCAAATGCGTCAACCCAAGCACCTCCAAGTGAATTGACGGCAGAGATCCGAGACGGCTCTGCCCGCGTCAGCTCTTCTGGCTTGATCGGAAAGGTGAAGACGTCAATCGGCCCATTCTCTTGCGCCAATGCAAAGGAAACATTAAGGTTTTTCTGAAGGGTTGGAGTTTTGGTCGTCGCCATACCCCAATCGTTGCGTCACGACACCAAAGCCTTTTGTTTTGCTGCCGCTTCAGCCTGATGCGTCGCCATGCTGGCCTTCACATTGGCCATAAATTTGTCGTACTTAGCCGGGTCGATGCCAGAGAAAGGCAGCCAGCGACCACGGCAATGCGGGTGCTGGGCACCGGACGCAATCCACCACATCTCGTCAGGCTCGCGGTCGTAGAGCCTGCCGTCGACCCGCTTCTTGGGTGCAGATGAGCGGCCGATGTTGGTCTTGCCTGTCCAAATCTCGTTTTCGCCGTCTTTTATTGGTTTGGCTGGGTCTACCACCGTCATTACCCGCCCATCGATCTTGTGGCACCAAGCGCAAACACCCTTGTATTGTTCAATTCGCTTGAGTTTTGAGCCTGAGCTGCTGGCAGCCACCACGCCCTGAGCTGCGTTCTCGGACACTTCAGTGACAGCGATGCGCCGCCAGTCGCGGTTTGCCGTGGCGAACTTGTCGAACAGGCGCTGCTCCAGGCTTTGCGGCTTACCCCCAAAAAGCATTTCCTGCTGGTGGTCCAAAATCACCGACCTGACACCAGAGCGGAGCTGATCACCCATATCCACGATGGCCTGAGCACACCGCACCCGAGCAAAAGCGATCATGGCCTCGGTGATATTTGACACCGGTAGGCCCAGTTCAATAAAAGCAGGGACGCTGGCAGGAATGGCTGCGGCGATGCCAGCAGCCACCGTTGCACTGGGAGGATTTGCCGCCAGACCAGCCTCGATTTGCCCAAGCAAAGTGGACTTGACCGACAACCAGTCGGCCATGCTCGACGCCCATTGCGGCGACCAGTGCTGCTGCAAAAGCCATTCGACCAGCATGGACCAGTCTTCTGCCAACCACAGCGCGCGCGGCTTGGAAAAGAAATATGCCTTCCAGGCATCAAGCTCAAGCTGGCTCCAATGCGCCGGAACGTTGGGCATCAGCAGGGCCGGTAGCGCGTTCTTTTGCTGGGGTTGACCGTGGGCAGCCAGCCACCAATTTAGCGCGTCTTTGAACGATTGGATATGCGCCTGCCCATTGTGGGTGAAGGCCTCGACCATGTCCTTGAGGTAGGGCGAGTCAAACGGAGCCCAAATGTCGTGCTCGTGGCTGGACTTGATGGCCTTGCCAAGGTAG